GCCATTTATTTGTTGCCTTTGAGTTGATAAATTTCGTCATTTAAACTCTTAACTGCTTCAATTAGATATGCTGTTAGTTTTGTATAATGAATTCCGTCATCTTTTACAAGATTAGGTAATACTTTTTCTACTTCTTCTTTGATTAAACCTGCTTCGCCTTTAGTACTACCATCTTTACGATCGTATGTAACACCCACTAGTTGAAGGATTGCATCGAGTGCATTTGTAATAGGAGTTATATTTTCTTTGTACGCAATACTTGAAGTTTCAGTAATAGTTGTAAATCTACCAGTACCTGCTGTAGTTGCACCAACATTAGCACCGTCAATAGACCCGCCGGAGATTATAGCCGAACCAGCTGTAATTGCTGTTACGCTTAGTCTTCCAGTGCTCGGTACAAATGATAGTTTTGAGCTTGAGGTATTAACTTCAGCAGTTGTGCCACTAGTACCTGTAATTATTGTAGGATAGTATACTGTTCCATCAGCTACTTGATCAGTAATTGATACAAATGGAGCAGCCCATGTTAATACACCGCTACCATTAGTTTGAAGCATTTGAGTATTGTCGCCGTCATTTGCTGGAAATGTCAATGTATAACTAGCACCTAATGTTGCAGGTGATTTAAAAGCAACATATGCACTAGAATCATCATCAGCAAGTCTAAGTGCGCTACCGTCGTTAATTTGCAAATGTGCTGTAGATTGAACTATTCCAGTACCGTTAGGTTCTAGTACAAGATTTGCATTTAAAACAACTGATTGCAAACTGTTATTTAATGCAGTTAATGATCCTAATATAGACCTTCCTGATATTCCTGATGTTATTCTTCTAGCCATAATCTATTTTCCTTTAAGCGGTTACTGTTTCTATACCGTATACCATTGCTACAGTGTTAGCAGCCGATGAATAAGCATATATTCTTCTTCCTGCTTCAAAAACTAAACCTGTTCTTTCTAACACACCACCTGGTAGAATTTGTGCATCATATTCAAAATAATCATCTGCTGCCGGTGTTGAAGCATTTGCCGGTTTTGTAGCTGCTAATCTAACAGTTATTGATGTTGCATTCTTATTACAAAAACTTACTGTTACTACACTAAAAGTACTAACCGGTACTTCGTAAACTTCTGTATCTGTTGTTGCTAATAGATCTGCCGATCCTAATATTCCGTTTGCCATTTTTAATCTCCGTCCTTATCTTAAGAAATAGTTATATGCTAGAGGTAAACCAAGTACGGTTCCACTGAATACCACGTTCGCTCTTATATTTAGCAAACTTCCGCTCAGCGTTGTAATAGTATCGGTCCCAATAAACACGTCACCTGCTGTCACGCTGTTAACGTTAAGTGTTGCGCCGCCGCCACCAATTTGTGCTTCGATGTATGCTTTAACTGCACGTTGAGTTGGCACTACACTATCACTATTAGCAGTAAAGAATGGGTCAGTGCTAAACTCGTTAATACTTGCACTGTTACCGCCTAGTGTTACTTCGCCTAGTGATAGTTCTTGCAGTCCGGCAATATTAAACGCATCAGCATTCAATGTTGCAACACCAGTACTTTGCTCAATGCTAAACAAATCGCCAACTCTAAAGTTACCGTCTTGATCAGTTGCTGTAAAGAACACTCGTCCGCCGTTTGCGTTAACAGTTTCGTTAGATTGAACTGGTTGCTGTAACGGGGTATTTGGATAGTTAGTACTCGTAAATCCACCAGTACCAATGTCTAAGAAATCGTGACCTGTTAACCGTGCTTGACTAAATCTAATACGTAGTTCTACAGTGTCACCGTCTGGTAGTGAGTCTTTAACTGCTATAGCAGGACTAAGTTGTAAAAAGCCTGTGTATGTTCCTGCATTAGTGCCTATAAAACTAATAGTATTAACTAGTTTATAAAATTCACCTGGTAAACTAGCAAATTCAATATTTGACCCGTTAACTGGTCTAGCACTTAGGCGTCTAACAGCAATAAACGTTCCGGTTTGTGGGAAGTCAGCACCACCATTTGAATTTTGTGCATCAACTTCTGCTGTTGAACTTGTAAAGCCTGTACCCCTGTTAACAAATGTTGGCTGTCCTAATACTCCGTCACCTAGTCTTGGTACTAATATAACATCGACAATATTGTTAGGATCTGTTACTGTAACACTTGGAGCAGTTGCGTATCCTGAACCAGGTTCTATAATTCTAACTTCAAATATTTGCTCATTTGCTACACTTGCGCGACCTTTTGTAGTTGCGCCAATCTTAGCGTATACTCCGCCTGTGCCGCTTGCATTCGGAAGTATCACAAACTTACCTTCTCTAGCAGGATTACCAAATGCTATTGCATTGTAGCCGCCTGTAATAGTTGTAGTAAGAGTGTATGCTTGCCAGTACAATCCGTCTTGCGAGTATAGAACTTGATCAGTATCATCTGATGTTATAACAAACATACCTTGTCCATATGCAAGTCTACGTTCGGTTACAGTCAATGGCAATGTTAGTGCATTTTCATACCATGTAACACCGTCTAAGCTGAACATAATACCGTTAGCGCCACCTAGTGCCACAAACTTACCGTTACCCCATACAATGTCTGTTACTGCTGCAAATGCTGCTGGAGCAGTTGCGCCTATCCAAGTAATACCATCTGCACTATATGCTGCACTAGTAGTTCCGATATTAATAGCAACAAACTTGCCTGCGCCATATGCTATGTGATCGAATCCTATATTACTTAATGCATCTGTTGTTAGTGTCCAAGTAGCGCCGCCGTTATCACTATATGCAACATCTCTGTCTGCACTACTAATAACAACAAATCTATTAGTTACTGAGCCTACAACATTTCCGTATGCAATTCTAGTTTCTGCACTAGTATCCATTCCTACTGGTAGAGTTGATGTATTCCAAGTATCAGCATCTTCACTGTATGCAACAGTACTATCGCCGTCAGCTACAAGTACTACAGCACTTGGCTGGAAGGTTGATGAACCATCATTTTGTAAACCGCTTGCAATTCTGCTCCAAAAACCTGCCCCTAGTGAAGGAAGTGTTTCTATACTCCATGATTCGCCATCTACGCTTAACGCACCATTTGTACCTGCACCAATAGCAAGGAACTTACCTGTTTGTGCTAGTCCGGTAAAGTCATAGTCGACTACTGCACCACTAACACTGTTAAGTGTAGTTAATGTTACAGTAATATTGTTAGCTGTGCTTGCGCCACCGACGGCTGTACCTGCAATAGTTACAGTATTTAAACGTGTATAATCTGTACCAGCATTATTAACTGTTAGGTAATATTTACTGCCGTTACGTGTTACATCAAACGTTAATCCACTGCCGCTGCCGCCTGTTGCGCTAATGCTAGTATATTGAGCTGCTGTTTCAATATATTTAACATCGCCCCAAGTAGTGGCTGCTGGTAATGTTATTGCAGCATTTGATTTTGCAGGAGCAGTAAATGCAATTCTTGGTTCAATTTTATAGGTCGAACTTGAGTTAGGTGCAATAATAGGCGTACCTGATACATAATGATCCCATCCTGCTATTCCGTCGCTTTCTCGAATAACTGTTGCTTCTTTAGTACCAGAATTGTATGTATTAACAATAGCGTATTGGCCGTTTGCTGAGCCACCGCTAATAACTATTTTCATACCTGGATATGTACTACTTAGATTGCCGTCAGTTGCAGCTAGGAATATGCCAGTGGTACTTCCGCTTTGTGCAGTATTGCCTACTACTAGATAGTTACTACCGCCTATGATTACATCGGGATCTGCATCTTGATCTACAAATGCATAATTTACAGCATTATCACGGAATTCATCAGCAACTAGTACTTCACCTGTTCCTGGACCAAATATATTTATTGCTGCTTCAGTATAGTCATTACCTGCATGTCCGTATTCAAGTACAAGAATTTGATTCTGGTCTACATTAACAGTACTAATAGTAGCACTGTACTGTGTACGATTATCAACAATAGCTGTTACTGGAGTTTCATCAGCGTCGGTGCCTTCTGCAACAGAGCCAAATTCACCGTAACTATTGTTACCGTTAGTAGCACGTATACGACCACCATTTTCTGCCAAGTAACCGATATGCGAGTAGTATGTAAACACTGACACAAGTTCTGCTCTACCATTATTAGTAATCCACGCACCAATACCGTCACTAATAACTTGTGTAAAGTCGTTAGACACAATTGAGTCATTGCCACCGTTGTGTAAATGGCCATCAATCTTTTGACCAATTGCTGCATTACCAAATGTAGTTAGACCTTGAACATATGGCGATCGTGAAATAATCCATGTTGTAAAATCGTCTGGTCCCCATCCTGGATCAAGACTTGCGTAAGCGCCAGCAGTAACACGACTTGTACCATATATGCCTGCAGGAGTTAAATCACCGTTTAATCCTAGTAATGTGCAATCTCTTAAGCCAGTTGCATCTCTTAGATAGAACATGTCTTCTTCTCGGCTACCTGTTACTGCATTAGCATAATAACGAGCAACATAGCGTGACTTGTAGTTACCTGGATATTTTAAATCATATTTTAATGCATCAATATACGTACCGACGTCTCTTAAAGATAACGATAAGTTGTAAGTATAAGAACTAAATGTATTAGTAATGTATGTTATAACATTAGTTGGTATGAAACTGTTAGCAGTCTGTATTTCACTAAATGTACTTTGTATTGTTGCAGTTTCACCTGTTGCAACTGGATAAACTTTAGCAACTGTTCCTGCACCGTTAGTAACGATTGCAATTACATCATCTGCATTGCTTTCGACTGCTGCCTGGCTTGCTGCTTCTGCATCTGCAGATAGCAACGATTTTAGTTCTGTAAGAGCTGCCAGTGTTGCTGTTTTTTCATCTCCATCGCCAATTTGCAGAGTACCGTATGAGTAGTAACTATCACCAGCAATAACTGATTGATAATTTCCACCATATAATATGTCGAAAGTCGCAGCGTCAACAATATAGCCAACATCGCGCTGGTATGTTGCTTGACCGCCTGCGCCTAGTGCAACCCACTGTGCATTGTAGTTAGTGTTTAGATAACTTGAAATGCTAGAAACATAAGTTGCTCTATTTGCTATAAATGTTCCAGCAGTTGTACTATCAGCAGCTACCGAAGTACCATTGTCTGGGAATGTATAAGTAGGTACTGCTGTTAACCCATTTTCAAGTATGTCTAAAATAATTGCATAAGATCGAGCAATATTAGAATATAAGCTAGAATCAGTAACTTCAATTGTCAATCTTCTTGCTTCTTTAATAGCAGCAATTGTTTGTTTTAACTGATTGTTAACAACATTTTGTGCAGATGCAACTGCTCTATAATATGCTGCGCCGGCAACACTTGATGCAAAGTTAGAACCAGTAATTAAATCATAACTTACAGCATCAATAATGTAACCAATATCACGAGCATAGGTTGCTGAATTATAAAAGTCATCAAAGTTTACATAGTTATAATTCATCCATGCAGTAACTTCTGATATAATAAACTCTCTATTGCGCTCTAGCTGTAGCATTGCATAGTATGCATTTTGATCTTCAACTTGACATACACTACCTTCATTAGTAGCGCCAAATATCATTTGATCAATTATAGTAGCACTTAAATTAATTCTAGCAATTGCAGTAGTGTTACCACCTACGTTTGCTACTGCTTCTGTACTTAGTGCATATTTAATTGCAGCTCTAGTTACTGCTTTTTGATTTAATGTGTAAACTTCAGTAGCAGTCTTTCTTAGGTATGCATGTGCAGATTTAAGTGTCTGCCAATTAGAGTTAAACATAAAGTCAAATCTAACCGCTTTAAGAATAATACCAATGTCTCTTGAACACTTAGCACTATTGTATACTAAGGTAGGATAGTTGCTGTTGATCCAGCTAATGGTATCGGCCTGTATAGTAGCTGCTGCTGAATCTAATGTGCCGCTTGCACTAATTAGTGCAGTAGTTGTATTAACACTGTTTGCAGGAGTTGGGTCAACTAGTGTAGTTGTTGTGCTTACAGCAGTTGGACCGTTGTCAAGAATATCAATAATGTCTTCAACATTATTTGCAATCTCTGTAATACTACCAACATTTCCAGTTAATACTTGTGCAACTGTAGCTTGATAAGGACTTGCAATTGAACTATTACCTGCAACACTTTGTGCTGTAGTTTTTAAGAAGTTCAAAGAGGCAATGGTAGCTGCTTTAATAGATGCTGGAATTTGTGGTATTGTATTATCATCGCCGTCCCAATATGCTAGACCAGTTTTAACTGCTTGTGCATTGCCGCCATATGTTAAATCATAAATCAATGAATCTATTACATAACGTGAATCTCTGCGAGTGTCAGTTTTACCATAACGCAGTGTTGGGTATTGATCAGCTAGATACGCAATTACTTCTTCAACAATAAAGTTAATATTTGCTTTAATATTTTCTATAGCAGTTTCTTGTGCAGATCCAATAAATGTTACAGGTTCCGTTAAGTATGCAGTATGCATTGTGTTTAACGAGTAATCTGTTTGGTACTTCATTACATTGACTAGGTCTGTAACATTAGTTGATTGAGCTGTAATTGCGTGGGGCCAGTCTTGAAACTGTACTGTTGTATTTCCTGTTGTTGGAGTTACTGATGTACCTACAACAATATCACTTACAACGTCTGCAATTCTATCATAAATTTCAATAGTGTACGTACTGTCACTTGCAGGAATAGTTCCTAATGCTGCATTAATTTGTGTTGAACGAAGTTCTTCTCCCATTATTGCACAGTATGCGGGAACAATTATTGGTAGCACTTCATAATGCTTACCTGTTGAAACTTTAAGTAGAGTTTGCGGAACATCTCGAGCAGGGATACTACTTACTAGTCCAGTGTCTATTGCATTAATAATAATATTAGCAAGTGAAGTAAGACGTGTTAATGCGCCTGCTTCTGCTGTAATGGTAATGTTAATATATTGATCAATAATAGCAGTTGAATCATCTGTTACATTTTGATATATTAATGTAGGAGCAGTATTAGACAATGCGTTACCAATAAGAGTAAGCATATAGTTATATGCTGCAACTGATTGATCACCTTCTGCTATTAAATTACCGTAAGCGCCTGTTCCGTTATTTTCTGCTGCTGTTGAGTAAGGTCCGTCGGCTAATGCATTCAAGAACGTCTGTGCGGCAGCACGAGTTTTCAAATTGCCGCCGTGTGCCATATCGTGTACTATTCTATCAAGTACAAATCCCACATCGCGCTCACATTTTATAGTGTCATATACAAAGTTTTCCCAGATACTTCCGCCAGTAGCATTATCTACTTGATCTCTAATCCAAGAACTCACTTCTCTTTGTATAAATGATCTATTAAGTTCTATTAGCTGTTGTGCAACAGGATTCTTAGTTCCTTTTTCAATTTGCTCAGCTGCATAACGGATAGTTTTAAATGGTCTATCAATTGTACCGCCACGTGTTGGAAACGGTAAATCATTACCATGTTCTGCTACAAAATAAACATCTTCTATACTAGATAAGAACTGCCAAGCTGGAAGTCTGGCTGTATTTACTTTTAATACTTGGCCTTCTAGGCCGACTGGTAATCTTGTTGGAGCACTTCCACTATAGTAAACTAAATCGCCTGCTGTAGTAAGGACACTTTGTTCTGTTCCAATTGCAAGAATACTCCAGTATTGGCCGCTGTCTGCTAAGTCTGGACGAGATCCTTGTGCGCCGCCACCTGGCTGAACTGCTGTTTCTGTTGAATAGTCATCGCCTTCTGAAATGTGTCCAAGAACACAATAGTAGCTGTTATCGCCGTAGCGTACAACATCACCTTGATAATATTCTTGGTCGTCAATCCATACGCCTCTCCAGCGGAAACCTTCATTAATTAGTTTCCAGTATTCTGCGTTTGGAGGTTGTTGACCTGTTTCATGGTCTTGAACACAAACATATGTAAATCCACCTAAGCGTATTACTTCACCAACTTTATAATGTTGATTAGCGCTGTCTTCATTCCAATCACCAATAAAGCGGAACCCTTCTGTAAATAAATCCCAATCATTTGGATTATCAAACGGAATACTTCCGGTGTTTGATGTTGTTGAAATATATTGGTTTCCACCGTAGCGCACCACATCGCCTGACTGATAAGGTACAACAGGACTCCAATCATTTTCATATTGGAAACCTTCTACAAACTTAGTCCAGTTTGCTGAGTTTGCTCCAAATGTACCTGCTGACGTATGTGCAGTTAAACAAATCCAAATACCAGCACCATAACGAACTAAGTCGTTTAGTTTATATCTAATGCTTGCAGTCCATTCGCCTTTGTATTCTGTACTTTGATTAAATATATCCCAGTAAGATGAATTAGTTTCTAATCCGTTGGAGATAGTTGCAGCAGATACGTGTAGTGTATTACAAACATAAGTTGAGCCGCCGTATTTTACAAAATCGTTTATACGGTAGCGAGTACTAATAGCCCAGTCGCCTTTCCAGTCAATCCCTTCAGCATAAGCATCCCACTTACCTAAATCAACTTCAAGACCGTCCGTAGCATCAATAGCAGTTGCTGCTGAGGTGTGTATAGTATTACATATATAAAGTCTTGCACCATAACTAACTATGTCATCGTATATATAATTAGTATCTACCGTCCAATCACCTTTCCAAGTCTGCCCATCACTTACAAGATTCCATTTTGCTGGAACAATGTCCAAGTCTGAAAAGAAATCTGCTTGACTTGCATGTCCTATTGTACAGATATATGTTTTGCCACCAAAAGCAATAACATCATCTTGATAATAAACAGTAGCAGTTGCCCACTGGTTTTTCCATACAAATCTAATTCTACCTAGTTTAAATTCTGCCATTTTTATTACTCCGCTAGTATATTTATCATTATGTTAACCGTTGCTATTATTGCATGGTATCGTCGAATTTTTTAAGGAACAACATTTGTGATACAATTGTTCCTGAAATATTTGTTTGTTCAGTTGTTATATTTCCGGCACCGTCATCAGTTTCAAACGAGCCTTCAAAATTTACATTGGAAGGAATGTGTAAATAACCTCCAATTGTGCTTATTTCGTTATCAGTGCCGCCTATAATAACAGCTCCTGCTTGTAATCTATTGACTTCTAAACTCTCACCACCAACTGATAGTCTGTTTGCAAGGAAGGATGCAATAGCTCGCTGTGTTGGAATAACATTATTTGAATCTGCAGAGAATGTGCTGTCTGTTGAAAATTCATTAACAACTGTTCCTGATCCGCCTAATCTTACACCGCCTAAGGCAAGTGCCGATAGCCCATCTAATTGGAAAAATTGAGCACTAATAGTAACAACACCAGTTGCTTGTTCAACACTAAACAATTCGCCTGCTCTAAAATTTCCGTCTTGGTCGGTACTTACATAGAATACTCTACCACTATTTGTTTCATAAACTTCGTTTTCAGGCGATGCAACAAAAAATCCGCCGCCTGCATATAGTGTTGGGTAGTTAGTTTCTTCAAAATTGCCCGTTCCTATGTCTAAGAAATCATGTCCACTAATTCTACATTGACTAAATTTTTCTCTTAATGTTATTGCTGTCCCGTGTTCAGTATTATAAAAAGTTTCTAAACTTGGCGAAATTGTAAGTTGTACTAGTCTAGTTTCGTTTCCTGTTCCGTCGTCGCCTAAGTCTGTTACTGTTACTCCACTAAAGATAGACAAATCATTAGGTGTGTCTGTTACAGTATTTAAAACTCCCGCAATTTGTATTTGTACTCCGGGACTTGGAAGATTTACAATACCTGATATAGTGATTATATTTTCGTCAGGGACAATGTCTGCATAACCGTTACCAGATATTGTAATGGTACTAGTAGTACGTCTATATCCTGCACCTCTATTAATGAAGTCTGGTTGACTTAATACTCCATTACTTATTCTACTTTCATAAGCTACTTCAGTAACAAAATTAGGATCGGTGATTGTTAGTACAGGTAAATTACTGCTCGAATAACCACTACCACTATCCCATATTTTAATAGTCTTAAACGAACCTACAATAACATCTGCTCTACATTTTGCACGAGCACCTGTACTAACATGAGCAACAGCACCTGTACTTCCAGCTGAGGCAAGTAATACCCATTTGCTAGTTCCATTAACATCTCCGTATGTTAATGCACTCCATCGCTGCGAGGCAGGCAGTACTCTATTAGTCCATAGGATACCGTCTTCTGAAGTAGCGCATTGATTTGTTGCTGCTGCGGAATCTAGTCCAATAGCAAAAAATATTCCTTGTGCATACTTAATTTCACTATATGTTAATACTGCACTTGCAGTAGTTCCAGCATACCAAGTTACGCCATCAAAGCTATATGCAGTTGTACCGTCAGCTGCTAATAATAAAAATCTATTATTTCCGTATGCTAGAGATGCTGCCGTCCAATCTACGTTCGGTAATACTTCGTCGTTTCTAGTCCAAGTTACGCCGCCATTTGTTGACGTTGCTGTTGCAAGATCGTTCCTACTTACAGCAACAAATCTGCCTTTACCATAAACAACTTTTGACCATTGACTAATAGTACTGTCTGCACCACCGGTATCATCTGAAATAGTTGCTGTTGTCCAAGTAGTGCCGTTTGCACTTACTGCAACGTCATTTGTATCGTCTGCTACTAGAACAAATTTTCCGCCGCCGTAAACGCCATCTGTCCATGATGCAGTTATTGGAAGATCAACTGTTGTCCAAGTTTGTCCATTTAGACTTGAACTTACACGACTTTCATTATTAGCTACTGCAATAAATCTATTGTTGCCGTTAATTAGTGCTCTATTGTCACCTATAAATGATAAACTAACTTCAGTCCAATTTTGACCATTTTCACTATATCTACTATATTCACTATTAGTTAAAGAAACAAATATTCCTGTTTTGCCTGTACCTGTAAAAGTAAATGTTTGAATACTGCTTGTACTATCTAAACTTACATCTGTGATTGTAATAGTTATATCATTAGCGGGGGTTGCTCCGCCGAGCGAAGTACCTAAAATAGTTATAACATCATTTATATTGTACCCAGCTCCTGTATTTGTAAGAGATACTAAATAAGATTCACCTTGTCTGACCACTGTAAATCTAGCAGCAATAGGATCATCATCATATGTGTTGCCTGACCCTGAAACAAATACAAGATCTATTTCTTCGCCAACAATAAAACTACTTCCGTTAGCAGAAATTGTAACATTTATAGTTTTGCCTGTGTTAGTAGATATAGCTGTTGCAACTGCTGTTGCTCCGCTAGTTCTTCCTTTAATATTAAAAGGCACACTAGGATTAGTTGCAAACTCTGCTGTAAATTGTAAAGATGTGTTTGATATAATTTCAGCTAGTGCTATACGTGTATTAGTATCATCTCTCCATATTAAATCACTGCCAGCAGTTATATTAGTATATGTTTGCGTAGTATCACCATAAACTACATCAACATATGATCTATTAGTAAACAAGTCAAAAGAAGCTGTACTGTATGGTGGCGCACTTACACTAATACGAGGTTCAATTCTATATCGAGTCGTAGTGTCTAAATCTGCTGCAAGGGGAGTACCCGGAATAATATTATCCCAACCTAGTTCAGCATCGCTGTCTCTACGTACAGTTACTAGTTTTGTAGCAAATACAAAATTGTCAATGTAACCGTATTGGCCTACTCCAGTGCCGTCTATAATAATGATTCTCATACCTTCAATTTCTGATAAAAACTGAGTTGTATCATTAGTAGATAATACAATAGTACTTGACGCTCCTATTGTTGCTTGTGAATTTGCTTGTTTAACTACGTATCCAGAACCGCCTTTATTACTAGAACCATCCGGTGAAATTAGTCTAGCTTCGAATAATGCACCGTCTCTAAAATCTGTATATTCAACAGTTGCATCTTCTCCAGCACCGACAACAGTTGCCGTTGCACTAGTATAGTGTTCTCCTGCATTAGAATATTCAAATGCTATTAATTCATCTGCATTGCCACCAGCAATTGCTTCTTTTACCTGTGCTTGATTATTTCGATTAAAGAAAGTTGCAGTTTGAGGAATCTCAGTACTGTCAACACCATCAGCAACGGATCCGTAACGTCCGTAACTGTTATTGCCGTTTGCAGCACGGATAATGCCGCCATTTTCGGCAAAATAACCAATTTGACAATAGTAACTAAACACTGACACAAGTTCTGCTCTTGCATTATTTGTGATCCAAGCACCAATACCATCACTTAAAACTTGTGTAAAGTCGTTAGCTGTCATAGACCTGTTACCGCCATTGTGCAATGCGCCGTCTACCTTCATACCAACACACCCAAAACCAATATTAGTAACGCCTTGGATATAAGGAGAGCGATTAACAATCCAAGTACGCTCATCGTCTGGTCCCCACCCTGGATCAAGACTTACAAGTGCCCCGCCTGTTGGCTTTTGATAAAGCTCAAAGACTCCCGGAGGATTAAGAGTTCCTTGTAATCCTCCTGTTGTACAATCTCTTAAACCTGTGGTATCTCTTAAGAAGAATAAACTATCAAGTTGAGAACCTGTGACCGCATTTGAATATCTTCTAGCAGCAAAAGTCGTAGCATAGTTGCCAGTGTATTGCAAATCTCGTTTTATTGCTCTTATTAAAGAGTGTATATCGTTTTTAGTTTTTATTTCAGAGAATGTCACACTAGGATATTCTAATCTCAAGAACGCTAAAATTTCTTGTTGTACAAATTCTTCGTTAACTTCTAATGCTAGTCCAGCATTAACAATTGGCTGATTTGTATTTAAAATATTTGATCCTGTTATTGTAGGATTTATTTCGCCATCTGCAATTCTAAAAGAAATATAGTTAGTAAACGTAGTAAATAAATTTACTACGGCGTTTGCGCCGGCTACACTTGAGATTGGAAAAGTATCTTCAGTTAATATTTCGCTAGTATTTAAATCTACTTGAGCTATTCCTGTAATATTAAGAACTGGAGTAAATATTTGTGTAATTTGCAATACACTATTTCCAGATGTAGGAGTTATAGGACGTCCAATAATTATATCTGCTAGTATTGTAACTAAATGATCTAAGTATGCTGTAACATATTGAAAATCGTTTTGATATTCGGCTATAGCCGAATTAGCTAATACCGTTGTTGATCGCAATTCATCACCGTTAATTGCGCAGCCTGCCGGAACAATAATAGGACCAATTTCTTCAAATTTACCGGTACTTACTTTAACAATAGTAGGAGTTAACGGCGGAAAGTTATCTTCTACATACTCTGCTGCATATCGAATTGTTTTAAAAGGATTTTGAGATGTACCTTTTCCGGTATCATCAATTCCATTAGTTGCTACATATACAGTATCTGCATCAATAACAATATCTCTCCAATATGCTTCTAAATCACTCGAAACAGATAATAGTTGAGCAATCTCTCCAATAGCTAATCTAGTATCGCCGAATGTACTATCGTCAAAAACAGTACTGCCGTCATTATCAAGTAGCCTTGTTGGGCCATAGGTTAGCATATCACCTTTTGTATTTAAGGCCGCTGGTCTACCAGCTTGTAGTAGCAAGTCCCAGTAAAAATATCCGCTACCGTTATCTTCAGGAGCATCAATAATTGAAGACTCGTGCTCAAAATTACAAGTATACGCACTACCTTTAAAGTAAACAACATCGCCTACACTATAATACTCGTTAAGGATCCATTCGCTTTTGAAACTTTTCCCTGGTAAAATTAATTCCCAAATAGTATCATCAAGATAATCTAATGTACTTCCATCATCAAATCCATCAGCAATATCTCTTAACGCTAGATAAAGATTTCCGCCTCGTAATACAATATCACCAGTCTTATAAGCTGTAGATGCACTATTAGCCGATGTTAAAGATACTGATAATGTGTCTAAAGTGGCAGTAGCATTTACATTGCTAATAGTTGCAGTTGGTTTCTTTAAAATTGTAAACTGGGTAGCGTTTAATACAGTAACTACTGTTGTATTTGTTTGGAATACTCCAGTACCGCTAGTTTTAGTTAATACCATTCCAGGTATTAACCCTGCTGTACTTGCAACAGTAATAGTTGTAGGCGCCCACGATCCTATAAAACTATAACTTCTTGAAACTAGTATCCAGTTAACGTTGCCATTATCGTCATATGGTCTTGAGCTTGTATTGTTGTTAACTGCATAGTACATAAATCCTCTGTGTCGGACAATGTCGCCTATGTTATAATAAGTTGAAGTATTCCATTCTCCGTCGTACTGAGATCCAAATACTTCAATTTCAAATTTGGTATCATCTAAACTAGAACCACTAGATGTATGTATATCTATACAACGGAAAACTGTTCCGCCATATTTTACTAGATCATTTAATCGGTATTCTGATCCAGCTACCCAGTCACCGAGAATTTCTATGCCTTCGTGATAAACTTCCCAATCGTTAATATTAGTTTCTAATGTAGTATCTGCTGTATGAGCAATTACACATTTATAAGACATACCGTTATATTTTACAATTGCTCCAGGACCGTATGTAGTACTGCTAGTCCAGTTACCTACAAATCCTAATCCTTGAGCAAATGTTTCCCAGTTATCAAAGTCTGTTGCAAAATTAGATGCAGCATGCGACACAGTACACAACCAAAGCGATCCGTCATATTTAACAACATCACCTAAATTGTAGTCAGTGCTGCCTGTCCAGTTTCCTACAAAACTGCGACCACTGGTCATTACTACCCACCTTGGCTGAGGTTGTAAGGGAGATGATCCAGGAAGTGTTGCTGTTAGATCTGTTCTAAATGCTGCACTTGCACTATGTGTTACAACACATACATAACTTTTACCATTAACTCTTACTACATCATCTCTTTTATAAGCTGCACTTGTAGTCCAAGCGCCTCTCCAGTTGTACTTAAATCGTTCTAGTTTAAACTCAGCCATTTTTTATTCCTTAGTATCCTGGTCCTGAAATATTATCAGGATATGTGTAATCTTCTGAAATTCTTGCAATAAATTGTCCATCAACTGGGTCAATATAATATGTCAACAATCTACCATCCCATTTCATCTGCGTATAGCGCAAGTTTTCATATACAATGTCATGGTCTATATTAACGCCTTCTAGAAAGTCAATACCTTCTTCAAAATCAATAAAGTTATTTTCACCAATACCGATATCGTTAATAACAACAGAGCCAGCGCCTCTTAATTGATCAACTCTGACCAAGAATAATTCTCCATCATCGTTTCTACGTAAACCGTAAAAATATCTTTTAATAAAGCCGTTAATAACAGCTTCTGGACTTGTACCAATATAATAACTCATTATGTAATCTCCACGTAACTAACAATGACGTCAACTGAATCATCTAAACTAGATCTAACTAACAATCTATTGCTAGGCGCTAATACTAATTTTTCACCCGTTGAAACTGCTCGTAAACTTGTACCAGCTGGTAAAAGAGAATCTTTTAAATAATAACCTGAAACACTTGTGTCATCTTCTACTAACACATCAACATAAACAAATTTATCTGTTAGGTTAGTAAAACTTAAACCCAACACTGTTACTCGTGCAGTAGGAAGTGTTTCATAGATTAACACCGGAACTGTTCCGCAATTTTTAATTACTGTATTTTTTAGTACTGTTGCCATTTTCTTTTACCCAAATATTAATACTTTTTCAATTGCAATATCTTCTGCGTCTGCAAAGCTAATACCGCCACTTGCACCTGCAACAGATACCCAATTAGTACCATCATATAATTCAACTCTTTTATCAACTGTGTGATATCTAATCATTCCCTGTGTTGCTACCGCTGGTCTGGTTGTATCATCACCTACCGGCAATACAATTCCGTACGGATCTGCAAATTCTACATACCCAGTTCCAGTATTTTGAAGTACAGTGTTACTATTAGAAACTCTGTTTAAAATTACATTGTCTTTAATGGCAATGTTATCTACAACTACTCTACCAGTGCCATTAGCATCTAATACTAAATCTGTGTTTGCTGTTATAGTACTTATCACATTTCCATCAAGCTGTATATTATCTACTATTACCTTAGTAGTAGCAAGTCTTGACGCATTGATATCAACAATAGTAGCATCTTCTACAATAAATCTAATAATATTATCGTTTGCGCCCTCAGTTAGTTCGGCAGTTACTTTAGTATTGCCATCTAAGTCTTCAACCCCTTTTAGGTTAATCCAATTAGATCCGTTATATCCTTCAAATCTTGTTAACTGAGTGTTATATCTTATTTGTCCGGCAGCAGCACTCGGGCGCTCACTTGTATTACCTAAAGGAAGTGTTAAAGCTCCAGTTCCAATAATATTTACTACACCGCTACCTGGTTGTATGGTAAAATTACCAGTAGTTGTTAATGTACTATCATTAAATGTAAAATTATCAATAACAATATTACCAGTTCCGGCAGCACGTAATTCTAAATTACTATTTGAAATAGTAGTTGTAATAAAGTTATCATCAATTAAAATATCACCGGTAGTAAAATTGTTAGCTTGTATAGTACCAATACTATCAATATTACCAACATTTAATACTCCGCTAACAGTTAAGTTGTTATATATAATAACATTATTAGGAATTAATATGTTGCCTGTGCCGTTAGCACGTAATTCTAAATCTGTATTACTTGTAGTTGTAGTAATAAAATTGTCATCAATTAATATTTCTTCAAACTGTGCTGCTGCGTTAACTACTAGGTCTTGAGATACTCCAACATCTCCTGTTATTGTAGTATTGCCTGTTTGATTAAATGCACCAGTAAGCGTTACGGTTCCCGTGATGTTTGTATTTGCAAGTGTAGCAGTACCGTTTACAGTTAGATTATTATCAACTTGTACATTGTTATTAGGTACTAGGATTCTGCCTGTGCCACTTGCACGTAGTTCTAAATCTGCATTTGAAGTAACAGTTTCAATGTAGTTGTCTCTAATTACAAGTCCGTCAATGTTTGCTTGATTAGTCCAAACATTATTCCAACGCTTACTAGGCATACCTAAACTATATGTACTGTCTAGTCTAGGAACAAGGTCACTATCGATACCTGCTACGATTTGAATTGTATCACTTGCTTCATTACCAATTGTAATATTGCCACCGATAGTAACGTTACCGGTTACATCTAAGTCGCCTGTAATATTAACATTGTTTAATAAATCAATTTGATCGTTAAATGCGCTAAAGTTAATATTTCCACTTAAACTTTCAATAGTGTTTCCGCTAATGCGCAAATTACCAGTATCAATTCTTTCACCATTTACAAATGTATTATTGCCGCCGGTTGTAAATGTTACGCCGTTAGTAATGTCAATATTTAAATTGTTTGCTGCAAAATTTACAGTACCACTTTCTTGGTTTACATAAAATAAATCACCAACTCTAAAGTCGCCTTTGTGGTCAACTGAGTTATATCTTACTTTAGCTCCGTTTAATTCTGTAACTTCGTTAGCCTGTATTACTTCTAATGGATCGTTA